GCGCTATTTGTACCACAGGCATCTGAGATGTGTGGCACTCTGGTGCTATTGGAAAAGTTGCTAAACGAGACGTCGGATACAACGTCAAACGATCTGCTAAAATTTGTCCTGAACCGGTGATATTGTCACTCCCAAGCCCGTATTGCATCCGTTGAGGTGACGCTACGTCCTGGGTTTTGTCCAGTATCTTCGTAAGATGACTGAACAAATCCACCACATTAGAAACGGTTCCTTCTATTAGTGGTATTGACTTAAACAATGGACTCAATAAACTGTCCTGTTCTGTTGATGTTGGCATTAATGATTTAGATTTATCCTCAGTTTCTGGTGCATATGCAAATTTAAAAGCATTTGCTGACTGCCCCATTACCGCTGGTGCTTCTGGATTAAATCCTGCTACTCTTGGATTTAAAAATCGTGCATAAATCGTAGCATACACTATTGCTGGGCCTCCTGAAGTATTATCTGTAGGAAATATTGGGTCCAATCTTAAAGATCCTATAAATGCTCCCGTAATATTTTCTATTGGTTGAACTAATCCCATGTAAACTTCAGGATGGAGCCATCCAAATTGTAAAGTTACAGAATCTGAACTACTGTAATTCAAAACAACTGGATTCAAGGCTGATCTTTGTAGTGTACTATATGGCACATCATTTACATTATCATGTAAAAAACTAACCAACATCATTCCTTGATGGTAGGGTGTTGAATTTATCTTTATGGAAACCTCTACATCACTTCTAAAATAAAAGAAGCTACTCAAAGCATTCTGTATTGAAGGTATTTTAAACAATTCTTGTGGAAAAACGAATTGTTGAAAGCTAAAACTGTCGGGTATAGCAAATTCCGCAATTTTAAACTGCCTTGTTAATATAGCAGTTGGAGTTTGATCAACGAAAGGATTCAGTGCTCTAAACATATTTGGTTGTTTACAATATGCTATAGTAGATACCGCTGTATCCTTATCACAGGTCAAACTTTTTTGTTGGTCTACCAACTTCTGTTGCACTTCGTTTATTTGTGCTTTTTCATCTTGTGTTTGTACTGATTCGGCAGTCCGTTTTCGATTGAGTGACTTAGGACTATAATCACTCTCGTTTCATTCTTTCTACATTACGAAGTCCTAAGGATACTAATGAAAATAATAAAAGAAAGGTAAATTTAGTCTATTCCTTAATGTAGCCTATTTTTCAAGAGGTATGGCCCTCATAATGTTTCTAATAGTGTGAAAAATAGTTGGATAATTGCCCATCGTATGAAACGTTTAATGAGCCCCAACCTTTAAGAGAGAAATATGCTTGACAATATGTGTACATTTCATCAAATATTTGTCTTCCATGATAAGCCAATTCTCTCATTCCTGTTTCTATGTTTTCCTTAGTACACAAATGGATTGGTCTTCCATCTTTATCATCTGGTCTAACCCATGACATCATTCCTACTATTGAATGTAAATCTAGCACTGGGTAAACATTTCCATTTACTTTTTTAAAATATCTTTTAAGAAACTGAGCTGCTTCTTCTCCATCTATAGTATATAATGGCAAGAATTTTGGTACTTCCCTACCATCTTTAAAAATCGATGTTGTTTTCAGTCCAAAATATTGTAATCTTAGGGCCGCCAATACTTGACCATTCCAAGCATCGTCCTCAAGTGATTCTGAAATTGATTGGATCAAATCATCTCCAAATGTTCCTTGCGAAATGAATTCATCAAAATCTTTATCCGGATGTTTGCAATCCCATAGAACTCTGTTCATCCATGAATTATACATGGAATTAACTACTGCAGTTAAATAAGAACCTGAAGGCATCTGATAAGAAGAATAAATATGATCTCCTAACACAATAAAAGGTGTCAAAGTTGAAACAATAACTAATTCAATATTCTTTATTAATTCTGCATTTACCTGCAATCGTTTAAGTTCTTTAACTAATCCTTCAACAAACCCTAATATCTTCATACACAAATCCCAAGAAGCAATATCATCTGTAATAATTTTCC